CTATGGGGATGACCGGCCCAGCTCCGAAAGACCCGCGCAAGCGAGCGCGCCGCAACTCCGACCCGATCCCGCACACCACGATCCGGTTCGAGAAGGCCGAGCAGCCGCCGCTGCCCCGTGATGTCGACTGGCACCCCCGGACCCGCGCGTGGTGGCGGATCTGGAAAGAGTCGCCGCAGGCCGAGATCTTCATGGCCACCGACTGGGACTTTCTGCTCGACACCGCGCTGATGCACCACGCGATGTGGAGCAAGCACCAGTGGACGCTGGCCGCCGAGGTCCGCGCCCGGGTCGCCAAGTTCGGCGCCACCCCGGAGGACCGGGCCAAGCTGCGGATGTTCTTCGCCGACGCCGACGAAAAGGACTCCCGCCGGCCGGCCGAGCCGCCCTCGGCCGTCGAGCGGTTCGCCGACCTGCACGTGCTGCCCCCGGCGAAGGCCGCCGAGGACGACTGATGCCCTGGCGGGGGCCGCGTTACCCGGGTGAGATGCCCACCCTCGGCTACCACGCGATCCAGTGGATGCAGGACCACCTGGCGGCCCCGGACCGCAGCGTCTACCAGCCGTTCCTGCTCACCCGCGAGCAAGCCCAGTTCGTCCTCAACCTCTACGTCCTCGACCCCTACACCGGCTCCCGGCGCTACCGACGGGCGGTCTACTCGCGCCCAAAAGGCGCGGGCAAGTCACCGCTGCTGGCAGCGCTGGCTTGCGTGGAGGGTCTTGGCGAGGTGGTGTTCGACGGCTGGGACGCCTACGGCGAGCCGGTGGGCAAGCCGTGGGAGACCATCCGCACTCCGTGGGTGCAGCTCGCCGCCGTCAGCGAGGACCAGACCCGCAACGCCTGGGCGCCGCTGCTGGAGATGCTGCGGGACGGGCCGGCGATGGACGCCTACCCCGGCCTGGAGCCGATGAACACGTTCGTGAACCTGCCTCGGGGGCGGATCGAGTTCGTCACCAGCGCGGCGATCAGCCGGGAAGGTAACCGGCCCAACTTCGCGGTGCTGGACCAGACCGAGGGCTGGGTGCCGTCCAACGGGGGTGTGAAGCTGGCCGCCACCATCCGGCGCAACCTGGGGAAAACCTCGGGTGTGTCGGTGGAAAGCCCCAACGCATTCGTGCCCGGCGAGTCCAGCGTGGCCGAGGCGTCGGCTGAGTACGCCAAGCAGGTGGCCGAGGGCCGAGCCCGCAACACCGGCCTGCTGTATGACCACCGCGAGGCGCCGCCGGAGACCGACCTGGTGGACCGGAAAAGCCTGCTGGCCGGTCTCAAGTACGCCTACGGGGATGCGCACTGGGTGGACCTGGAGCGGATCGCCGACGAGGTGTACGACCCGGCGACCGACCCGCAGGACGCCCGCCGCTACTACCTGAACCAGGTCACCCACGCCACCGACGCCTGGCTGTCCGCACCGGAATGGGCGGCCCGCTACCGCGACAACGTGGTGGCTGACACCGAGCCGATCACCCTCGGCTTTGACGGCTCACGGAGCCGGACCAAGGGCATCACCGACGCCACCGCGCTGATCGGCTGTCGGGTGTCTGACGGACACCTGTTCGAGGTCGGCGTCTGGGAGCAGCCGATCGGCCCGGCCGGCAAGGGCTGGGAGGTGCCCACCGTCGAGGTGGACGCCGCCGTGCGCGGGGCCTTCCTGCGCTACAAGGTGGTCGGGTTCTACGCCGACCCGGCCCGCTGGGAGGGCTACGTCGCCAACTGGGAGGCGGCATTCGTCAACAAGCTGCGGGTGAAGGCCACCGTCAGCCACCCGATCGAGTGGTGGATCACCGGCGGCCGGGCCGGCAAGGTGGTGCAGGCCCTGGAGGAGTTTCACTCGGCCGTGGTGGACGGCGAGCTGACCCACGACGGTAGCTACGCGCTCACCCGGCACGTGCTCAACGCGCGCCGTAGGACCACCACGTCGGGCATCCAGATCGCCAAGGAGCACCCCGACTCTCCCCGCAAGATCGATGCCGCTGTGGCCGCCGTGCTGGCCTGGCAGGCCCGGCTTGAGGCCGTCGCCAAGGGCGTGAAGTCCACCGGCCGAGGCCGGGTCATCCTGCTGCCCTAACGGAGGGACCACGTTGTGACGCTGATGTCCTTCCCGGTGCTGCCCACCCAACCGCTGTTCACCCCGGTCCGCATCCCGCTGCTCGGCTCGATCCACCTCAGTCAAGAGGAACGCGACGTCGTGGCCTGGCTGCAGATGCGGGCCTGGCGCAACCGCGCCAGCATGCTGATGACCGACAGCTACTACCGGGGCGAGCAGATCCTGTCCAGCATGGGGGTCAGCATCCCCAAAGAGCTGGCCGGGCTGCGCACCATCGTCGGCTGGCCGGCCATCGCCATCGACCCGATCGATGAGCGGCTGTCGGTCGAGGGCTTCCGCATGGCGAATGCCACCGACTCCGACCAGACCCTGTATGACATCTGGCAGGACAACGACCTGGACGCCGAGCAGTCGCTGGCCCATATCGACGCGATGTCGATGGGCCGGGCCTACCTCACCGTCGGGTCCAACCCGGAGCCGGGCGAGTCGCCGATCATCAGCGCCGAGTCCCCGCTGAACATCTCGGTCCGTTGGGACGTCCGCTCCCGCAAGCCGATCGCCGCGCTGCAGACCTACTGGCTGGACGAGCGCCGCCAGGGCGCGCTGTACCTGCCGGACCAGACCATCCATCTGGGCGAGGACGACGACTACCAGTGGCAGGTCATCGACCGCGATCAGCACAACTTCGGCATGGTGCCCGTGGTGCGGATGGCCAACCGGCCCCGCTCGAACATGCGCGACGGAGCGTCGGAGATCACCCCGGCGATCATGTCCGTCACCGACGCCGCCTGCCGCACGCTGCTGCAGCTGGACGTGGCCGGCGAGATCTACTCGGTGCCGCAGCGCTACGCCCTCGGCGTCACCGAGTCCGACTTCCAGGACGCCAACGGCCAGATCAAGACCGCCTGGCAGACCTACATCACCCGGATGCTGGCCCTGGAGCGCGACGAGGACGGCAACCTACCCACGCTGGGCCAGTTCCCGGCCTACGACCCGGCGACGTTCACCAAGGTCATCGACATGTACGCCTCCAAAATGGCCGGCATGCTGGGCGCCCCGCCGCAGGATCTGGGCCTCTACAGTGAGGGAAACCCCGCCTCGGCCGACGCGATCCGCTCCTCGGAGGCCCGCCGGGACCGCAAAGCCAAGCGCAAGCAAGCGCTGTTCGGCTGCGCCTGGGTGCAGGCCATGCAGATGGCGATGCGGTTCCTCAACGGCGGCGACCTGCCCGAGGCCGCCAAGCGGATGGAGGCCGACTGGGCCGACCCCGCCACCCCGACCCCGGCCGCCACCACCGACGCGCTGCAGAAGCAGGTAGCCGCCGGCATGGTGTCGCCCACCTCTGACGTGGTGCTCAAGCGGGCCGGCTACTCGGCGGTCGAGCGCGCCCGGCTGGCCGAGGACCGCAAGCTCGACCAGGGCGCCTCGATCCTGGCCGAGCTGGCGCACAGCCTGCAGGCCAAGGAGGCCCGCACCGACCTGGCGGTGGCCCGCGATATCAACCCGGCCGCCGTGAACCCGACAGCCGCACCGGCCAATGACAACCCCACAAGCCGCAACGGCCCTCAGCAGCGCTGAGACGGCCCAGGCCTCCCAGGTCGGCCTGGTAACCCTGATGGGCCGAGATCTGGCCCAGGCGTGGCAGCTGGTGGACTCCCACGACCTCCGTGGCACGTTGCCCCGGTTCAAACTGGCCGTCCTGGCGATCGTCCGCCGGTACGGGCAGGGCTCGGCATCGCTGGCCGCGCAGGCCTACCGCACCGAGCGCAGCGCGGTCGGGATCATCGCCCCGCTGACCATCCGCACCGCGCCCTTACCGCCACCGGAGCAGGTGCAGGTCGCCATCGACTGGGCGACCAAGAGCCTGTGGGGTCCGCAGCATCCCGACACCTTCACCACGGTGCAGACCAAGGTGCTCGGCGCGAGCGAGAAGATGGCGCTCGACGTCGGCCGGCACACCGTGATCGACACCGTTGGCCTCGACCAGCAGGCCCGGGGCTGGGCACGGATTCCGAAGCCGGGAGCGTGCTCGTTCTGCGCGCTGATGGCGACCCGGGGTGCGGTCTACAAGGAGCACACCGGCGCGGCCAACGTGCGCGGCCCGCGCAACCCCGATGCCGGCGTGGCCTTCCTCGGAGAGGGCCAAGCCAAGTTCCACGATCACTGCCGGTGCGTCCTCGTGCCGGTGTTCGGTCCCTACGAGGCATCTGCACAGATCCGCGAGTGGGACGCCCTGTATTCCCGCGTCAGTAAGGGCAAACAGGGCCGGGATGCGCTCAACGCATTCCGAGTGGCCTACGAGGCCCAGCAAGGTAGCTGAACAGCTACACCCCTGTCCGGCAGCTGCACAGCTGCACCAACCATCCGCACGGAGGTTGCTTCACCATGACCGCACCAGCACCGGCCAAGCCGGAACCCACCAACCCGACCGACCCGAACCCGGCTGAGCCAACTGAGCCGAGCGAGTCGAATCCGGCCGAGCCGACCGAGGAGGTCGACTGGAAGGCCAAGGCCCGGGATTGGGAAAAGAAGTCCCGCGACAACGCCGCGCAGATCAAGGCGATGCGGCCGAAGGTCGATGAGTACGAGCGGCTGGTCGAGGCCGGCAAGACCGAGCTGGAAAAGGCCCAGCACGCTGCCCAGGAAGCCCAGAGCAGGGCGTCCGGGCTGACCTCGCGTGCGGTCCGGGCTGAGATCCGGGCCGGGGCGACCGGGTTCATCGACGTGGATGTGCCGTTCGCCTACCTGGACCTGACCAGCTACGTCGGTGATGACGGCGAGATCGACAACGCCAAGATCACCACCGATCTGGCCGACCTGCTCAAGCGCAAGCCTGAGCTGGCAAAGCCCAGCGGCGAGCCGCAGCGCCGAGTGCCCGCGCCGAACCCGGCACAGGGCAGCAGCGCCTCGGGAGTCGCGGACTACCAGAGCCAGATCGCGGCAGCGAAAAAGGCGGGTGACTGGCGCACCGTCCTCAAGTTGGAAAACCAAAAGCTCCTGGACCAGCCGGTCCAGTAACACGCAGGGCTGACGGCAGCGTGCCCAATCCCGCGTAACCCCCTAAAGGAGGACCAGCGATGGCTGGCATTACTGCGTTGGGCACGACTTATAACCTGCCCAACTACACCGGAATTCTGCACGCGCTCACCCCGGCGGACACGCCGTTGTTCTCCGCGATCGGCGGGCTCAACGGTGGCGGTCAGACCACCAACGTCGAGTTCGAGTGGCAGCAGTACGACCTGCGCAACGCGGGCCAGAACGTGGTGCTTGAGGGTGCCGACGCGCCCGCATCGCAGGAGCGCGTTCGTGCCGAGGTCAACAACATCACCCAGATCCACCAGGAATCGGTGTCGGTCAGCTACACCAAGCAGGCCGCCGTCGGACAGAAGTCCGGTATCAACAACGACCTGTCCAACCCGATCACCGACGAGCTGGACTGGCAGACCGAGCAGATGCTCAAGCAGATGATCCGTGACATCGAGTACAGCTTCCTGCTCGGCACCTACAACAAGCCGACCGACAACACCACCACCCGCAAGACCCGGGGCCTGCTCCAGGCGATCACCACCAACCTGATCGCCAACAGCACCAGCACCATCACGGGCTTGTCGGCGGCGACCGATACCGTCACCGAGACCGCCACCGGGCTGGCCAACGGTGACAAGATCACCTTCACCGACGTGGGCGCCTCGACCAGCCTGCAGGTGGGCCGCACCTACTACGTGGTGAGCAAGTCCACCAACGCATTCAAGGTGGCTCTCACCAGTGGTGGCGCCGCTGTCACCATCGGCACTGCTACGGTCAGCTACCGCAAGCCGTGGACCACGGTGCTCACCGTCGATCACATCTCGACGCTGCTGCAGTTGACCTACGACAACGGCGGCATCACCGAGCAGACCACCGCCACCTTGCTCACCAACTCCTCGCAGAAGCTGGCGATCAGCAAGGCCTACGCCAACGCCTACGGGAAGTTCATCGAGACTTCCCGCACCGTCGGCGGTGTCAACGTGACCACCATTGAGACGGATTTCGGCACGCTCAACATCATGCTGGATCGGTTCATGCCGCAGGATGCGCTCGCGGTGGTCAGCCTGGAGCAGCTGAACGCGGTGTACCTGGAGATCCCCGGCAAGGGGCATTTCTTCGCTGAGCCGCTGGCCAAGACCGGCGCCTCGGACAAGGTGCAGCTCTACGGCGAGGTCGGCTTGGCCTACGGCCTGGAAAAGGCCCACGGCCTGGTCACCGGGCTGGCCATCTAAGTCCGAATCCCCCGACGGCGAAAGGCGGTCCTGGGCATGCCTACTCTCGTGACCAGCCCCGAAGATCTCGCCGTCTACCTCAACCACGCGGTGGACGAGGACCGGGCGCTGATGCTGATCGGCGATGCCCAGGCCCTCTGCGAGGCGATCGTCAAGCCGTTGCCGGCCGGTGCCGACGCGGTGGTCCGGCGGGTTGCCGGGCGGGCCTACACCAACCCCGCCTCGGTCACCCAGGAGACGATCGGCCCGTACACCGTGCAGCGCACCGCACCCGGGGTCTACCTGACCCCGGGTGACCGGCGCAGCCTGCGCTCACTGGCCGGCCGCAGCGGGGCGTTCAGCATCGATCTGCTGCCCGCCGACGCGATGGCCGACCTGCCGTTCTGGGACTACCAGAGCAAAGACACGCCAGCGCCATGACGAGCTTCCCGTTCGCCGAGTCGATCACCCTGCTCAAGCGAGTCAGGGCCGGGACCAACGCCGACGGCAACGACGTGTTCACCTCAACACCCCGAGTGATCCCCGGGTGCGTGGTCTGGCCGACCACCTCAGCATCACTGGTCGGCCAGGGCCTGCGGATCGAGCTGCGCACCGGTGGCCAAGCGACCGCCGTGGCCAGTATCAACGTGCTGCTGCCGCCGGGCACCGATGTGACCAACCAGGACGCGCTGATCTGGCGCGGCAAGACCTATGAGGTCGAGGGCGACCCGGACTTTTTCTCCAGCCCGTTCACCGGGTCCGACCCGGGCGTGGTGGTCCGGCTCACCAAGGTGGAGGGGTAATGGGCGCCTACTACAACGCCAGCTACCCCGGCATCGGCGACATGCTGATCGACCCGTTCATGATCGAGGCGATGCGGGTCCGGGGTGAGGCGGTGCTGGCCCGTGCGGTCGCACTGTCCCCGGTCGGCCGGCAGAACCGGGACAGCGAACGGCCCCGCTACATCCAGTCATTCGATCCGGTCGAGGTCGGCATCCGGCAGCGCGGCAGCCGCCGTGCCTACGCCCGGGTGTCCAACCACTCCGACCACGCGCTGGCGGTGGAGTACGGCACCCGCAACAACCCCGCACACCACGTGCTGGTGAAGGCCCTGGATGCCCTCGACTACGCCGAAGGCATCGCGGTGGCCAGCAAGAATAGTCCCCGGGCGCGGCGCTCGTGATCGACGTCGAGCTGTGGCTGCGGGACTGGCTGGCTACCGAGTTCAGTGTCCGCACCGTCACCGAGCTGCCGGCCAACCTGCAGGACGTGGTGCCGCTGATTCAGGTCGGCCGGATCGGCGGCGGCAATCACTACACCATCGACCGGCCCACGGTGGATGTCGTCTGTTTCACCGCCACCTTTCCGAACGCCCTGGCTGGCGCTGACGGCCGGGATGCGGCCCGCAAGTTCGCCGAGCGGGTCCGTGACGGCATGTACTTCCGGCTGCCCGGCACCCTGCCGGTGACGTCGGTGGCGACCGTGGCGGCTCCTGCCTGGCGACCGTATGACGACCCGGCGGTGCGCTGTTACGGCGCCACCTACCAGCTCACGGTGGCCTCGGTCCCGTCCGTCTAGTTCCACTCCCGTGCGCCCTTTTCCCCTTGGCCGACCAGGCCATCCACGCAAGGAGTAATCATGGCCAACGTCGCTACCAACATTCACTCTTACGGTGACCCGACCTCGGAGATCTACTGGGCGCCGGTCGACACTGCTTTCCCGACCGCGCCGCTGCCGACGGCGGTGGGCACCGGCTGGAACGCCCTCGGCTGGCTGTCCGACACCGGCATCCAGGAAATCCCGGCGATCACCGAGACCAAGAAGTACGCGATGCAGGGCTCGGCCCTGGTCGCCACGCTGCGCAGCCAGGCCGAGCGCTCGTTCAACTTCGAGTGCCTGGAGGACAACGCCAACGTGCTCGACCTGACCCGGCCCGGATCGTCCGTAGTGACCACCGCCGGAGTCAACAAGACGCTGGTGAAGCCCTTTACCAGCCAGGACATCCGCAGCTGGATCATCGACCTGGTGACCGGCTCCGGGGTGCACCGCCGGTTCCTGATCGCCACCGGTGAGGCGGTGCTGGACTCCTCCGGCTGGACCTACAAGGCCGACGACCTGACCATCTACAAGTTCAAGCTCAACTGCTACCCGAACCCGGACACCGGCGAGTTCTACACCGAGCTGAACGACTCCGACGTGCTGGTCGCCGCACCGTAATCCCCTTTGATCGGCTGGGTGTCGTCGGCGCACGGGCAGGCGGCACCCAGCCCAACGTCTGCCCGTGCAGGGGTGAGCAATGACCGACCCGAACACCCAGACCGCGCCGTACCCGCAGGAGCTGGCCGTGCTCCTGCGGCACCTGAACTACAAGGACGGCTACCGGTTCTCGATGCAGCACCTGGACCGGGGCCAGGGCAGCCTGGGCCTGACCCTGGTTATCAACATCACCGGACCGGACTCCTACCGCCCGGAAAAGACGGTCTCGGTCAACCACTACTTCCCGGTGCCGCCGGCCGCTTACGACACCCGGTCCTGGCAGCGCTGGCTGTTCGACCGGATCGGCGACGTGGACCTGCACGAGCGCTGCGAGTGGTTCACCGTCGGCAGCGAGAAGCCCTACGCCCCCAGTCACGGCCCCGGCAACGACCCCTACCTGGTCCGCGAGGTCGGGACCGATCTCGACCGGCGCACCTCGTTCCGGGGTGACGTCAACCCCTAACCGAAAGGCCCGTGCATGCCTGCGCAAGCGAAAACCCCTGATACCACCGAGGAAAAGTCCACCGCAGTGAAGGCCGCCATCACCGAGGCGACCGAGGAGGACCAGCCCATCACGGTCGAGTTCGAGGGCGAGACCTACACCGTCGAGGTCTCCCGATTGTCCTCGATCGACTTTTTCGAGTCGATGCAGGACAACAACTTTGCCCTGATGATCCGGGCGATGCTCGGCCCGGCCCAGTGGAAACTGTTCAAGTCCCGGCACACCGACATCAACGCGCTGTCCGGGTTCTCCGACGCCTTCGGCAAGCAGGCCGGCACGGGAAACTCCTGACCCTGGCCGGGCTGGTCAGGGACTATCACTCAGCACTCGAATACGACCTGCTCGGCCTCGGGCTGGACCTGCTGGATCTGTGGCGGGGCAAGCTCTCCTGGCGCCGCTTGTGGGTCGTGGTGCAGAACCTGCCGCCGGAGTCCGCGCTGCACCGGGCGATGCCCGAGACCGCCGGCTGGGGACCGCTGGAGTACATCGTCAAGCACCTCTACGACCTGCAGGCCAAGGCGCATTTCAAAGACCCGCAGCCCTTCCCGACACCGGCCGATCTGCTCGCCCGCAAGGCGGCCGGTGAGCGAGCCCGCGCCCGCGCGCTGGCCTGGCTCGCACGACACCCAGACAACGGTTAGGAGGCGTTCATGGCTCAAGCCGTGGTCGGCTCGGTCGCTGTCGATGTCGTTCCGTCCGCTCGGCGGTTCTGGACCGAGTTCCAGGCACAGACCCGGCCGGGCGCTGCGGCGGTCGGCGACGAGCTGGGCAAGACCATCGCCGACCGGATCGGCGCCAAGGTCGGCCCGGCGGTCAATGAGGCGCTGGGCAAGGGCGGCCCGGCGACCAAGAAACAGGGCGAGAAGCAGGGCGAGGACTTCGGCGGCGCGTTCGCCCGCACCGTCAAGGCCCGGATCGAGGGCGCCCTCAAGTCGCTGCCGAAGGCCGACATCGATGCCGATGTCAGCGAGGCGCAGGCGCACATCGAGGACATCCGCGAGCAGCTGAAATCCCTCACCGGCGAGGACGTCGATGTCAACGTCCAGGACGCCGAGGTGCTGGCCAAGCTCGCGGTGATCCGCACCGAGCTGTTCGACCTGACCGCGCCCGAGCACGACCTGCACGTCCGGTTCGACGCTGCCACCGCCATCGCCGAGATCGATGCACTACGCGCGATTGCCGACGTGCCGATCCGGCTGCGGCTGGCCGAGCAGGGCCAGCTGGCCCGCGACGTCCGCGCCCGGGTGCAGGCCGCGCTCACCGCGCTGCCCGACGTGCGCCTGACCGCCGACAGCAGCCTGGTGGATCAGGAAATCTTCTCGATCCGCGAGCACCTGGCCGAACTCACCAATGAGAAGATCACCCCGCACCTGGACGACGAGGCCACGCTGGCCAAGATCGATGCGCTGTCCGCGCGGCTGACGCTGCTGACCGGCAAGTCCTACGACCTGCGCATCCGGTCCAACGCGCTCGCGGCGGCGACCGAGCTGTCCGCCGTCGGGGCTGCGGTCAAGGCGATCGACGCCAAGCAGCTGGAGGAGGACGCCAAGCAGGTAGACCAGATCGCCAAGGCAGCCGAGCGGTCCAGCACCCGGATGAGCCGGCTCAAGGATCTGCTGATCCTGCTCGGCCCGGCTGCGGTGCCGCTGGCCGGCGCGGTCACCGCCGGGCTGCTCGGCATGGGGGCCGCCGCCGGGGTGGCCTACCTCGCGGTGCAGGCGATCAAGACCGAGATGAAGGCCGGCACCGAGATCGGCATCCAGTACAGCGCCGGCATCGGCAGCCTCAAGGACTCGCTGAAAGCCCTGGAGACCGCTACCGCCACCGGGCTGCTGCCCGGCCTGCAGCGGGCCGCCACCGCGCTCAAGCTGCAGCTGCCGGGGCTGACCAGCGAGGTCCGCAACCTGTCCGGCCAGCTCGGCAACATCGGCAGCCACGCCCTGATCGGCGTGGTCGACCTGTTCAAGGCGCTGGAGCCGCTGCTGCTGCACGTGGGCGTCTACGTCGAGGGTCTGGCCCGCCGATTCGAGGCCTGGGCGGCCGGGCCGGGCGGCGAGCGGTTCGGCCGCGCACTGGCCTCGACGTTCGACCAGGCGGTGCCGATCCTGGAGAACCTGGCCGGCGCGCTGGCCAAGCTGGTGGAGGCCTTCGGCCCGGTCGGCTCCCAGATCCTCAACGTGCTCGGTGGCATCTCCACCGTGCTCAACGCGCTGCCGGTCGGCGTGCTGCAGATCATGGCCACCGCGTTCGTCACGCTCTACGGCGTCGGGCGGCTCAAGGGCATTTTCGACTCGCTCACCGGCTCGCTGGTCGGCCTCGCGCAAAAGGCGACCGCCGTCAACTCCGGGCCCGGCACGATGGCCACCCGGGTCGGCGGCCTGGTCCGGGGCGCGGCCGGGTTTGCGATCCTCGCGGTGCTGGCCTACCAGGTCGGCAAGGCGATCAGCGACTTCGTGGAGCGCAACAACGTCGGCGCGCACGCGATCGACAACTTCGGCAAATCCTCGCGCAGCCTGCACGACGCGCTGATGTCGTCCAAGGGCGCCATCGATGACACCGTGCGCAGCACCATCCAGATGAACCTGGAGAACGACGGCGCGTTCAAGAATTTCACCAAGGCAGGCATCGGCGCCGACCAGCTGACCTCGGCGGTGACCGGCACCGAGCAGGAGTTCGGCCAGTTCTGGGTTGCCCTCAAGGCGGGCCACAAGGTCTCCGACGACACCCTGTTCGCCCTCGGCCTGCAGCGAGCCGCGTTCCTGGCCCAGGAGGACGCCGCGAAAAAGGCCGCCCAGGCTCAGGTCGACTTCGCCACCGCCCAGCCGGCGCAGTGGGCCGCGATGCAGAGCACCACGACCTCGGTGGGCATCCTGGCGACCAGGTACGGCTACACCACCGACCAGGTGGCCGGTTTCGCCGCCGTACTGGGTATCAGCGCCGACGAGATCAAAAATGGCGCGCTGACCAACGCCGATCTGGCCAAGGCCGTCGATGCCGTCGGCCAGGCCGAGATGTCCGCCACCGCCACCGGCTCGGCCTACCTGGACGCGGTGAAGCAGTTCGCCGGCTCGCTCGGCACCGCCGCCGACCGGGCCTCGTTCCTGGCGGCGACCCTCAAGGCGGCCAACGGCGACAACCTGTCCTACGCCAGCACGATGGCCGACGTGGCGGTGGCCAACCAGAACGTGATCGACACGTTCAGCAAGGCGACCGATGCGGGCGAGCTGCTGAAAACCAAGCTGGACGAGATCTCCGGCAAGGCGCTGTCCTCCGCACAGGCGCAGAACTCGTTCGAGTCCTCGCTGCTGGGCCTGATGACCGGCGGCAACCAGGCGCTGGCCAGTGCCGCCAGCCAGCAGAACTCCGCGCAGCGCCAGCTCGCCGCCGCGCACGACGCGGTGAACAAGTCCGCCACCGGCAGCTCCCTGCAGCAGGCCTCGGCACAGCGGCAGCTGGCTGCTGCCCAGGACTCGGTGACCAAGGCCAACAACGCCAGCGCCGAGGCGTCCTCCAAGGCCAGCGCCTCGATCAGCGGCTACTCCGAGGCGGCCATCCGCAACCGGGGCGACCTGCTCAACCTGGTGCAGGCGGCCGAGGTGGCGGCCGAGCAGTACGGCTCGATGGGGCACAGCACCGAGGAGACCCGCACCCATCTGATCAAGCTGCGGGACGCGATCATTGCCCAGGCCGGCTCGATGGGCGCCAACACCGCCGAGGTGGCGGCCTACCTGAACACCGTGCTCAAGATCCCGGGCAGCTTCAACCAGGCGGTGATCGACCTCAAGACCGGCATGATCAACTTCAAGGACGCCGGGGCGCAGCCGCTGGCCGCCGCCTTGCAGGATCTGCAGGACAAGGCGCTCAAGGCGGCCAGCGCGACCTACCAGCACGAGCTGGCGACCCTGGACGGCACCACCGCCGCCCAGGACGCCTACAACCAGTACGTCTCGCAGACCGCCGGGTTCCTGGTCGACAACGCCGACAAGCTGCACCTGACCGCAGCCCAGGCGCACTCGCTGGCCGAGCAGTATTTCGGGATCAAGAATTCCGGCGACGTCAAAAAGCAGATCGAGCTGATTGGCGGCGGCGAGATGGTCACCCTGCTGGCCAGCATCCGCGACACGCTCAAGTTCATCGCCGGCATGCAGATCGCGCCGAAGATCACCCCGGTGCTGGACCAGACCGCAGCCGGCGACGTGTGGCGGCAGCTGATGGGCTTCGCCACCCGGGTGCAGGTGCCGATCGGTCCCCTGATCCCGGTCGGCACCCCGCCCACCCACTTCCCGGCGCGCGGTGGCTTGATCACCGGCCGGGGCACCGGCGTGTCCGACTCGATCCACGCGATGGTCTCCAACGGCGAGTTCGTGGTGAACGCGCGGGCGAGCAAGGTCTATCGAGGTGTGCTGGAGAACATCAACAAGGGCATCCCGGCGTTCGCCAACGGCGGCTACGTCGACCAGCTGTCCGCGCCGATGCTCACCACGCTGCCGGGCCTGCCGCATCACAACGACAACCGCAGTGTCACGGTCAACCAGGTGATCAACAACCCGGTGCCCGAGCGGGCCTCGGTCTCCGGCCCGGTCGGCCTGCGCCGCGCAGCGCTGGCTTTGGGGCGTGACTGATGCCGTACTACAGCCCACTGCCCGACACCCTGCTGGTCGGCAGCACCGACATCCAGAGCCTGGCCGGCATCGTGGTGGAGGACTTCTCGGGGCTGTTCGCACCGGGCACCCGGCGCGGGCAGAACGAGGTCATCCCCGGCCGGCAGGGCCAGATCGGCGCGGAAAAGGTCTATGACGCCTACGCATTCTCGATCCCGATCACGGTGCTGCCGCATGCCAGCGACGGCAGCGTGTCGAGCAACCTGCAGGCCCGCCGGGCGCAGGTGATCGCCAACCTGCGGGCCGCCTCGGCCGCACTCGCCGGCACCAACGGCCTGGTCACGCTGACCCGTCGGCTGTCTGACAGCGCAACCACCTACGTCAGCCACACCTGCGCGGGCGAGTTCGTGCAGGGGCTGGGGATGACCCTGCTCAATGTCGAGACCGGGCAGACCGAGCTGCAGTTCGTCAACCTGGACGGGGCCTGGTGGAATGGCTCGGCCTGGTTGGTGCCATGAGTGTGGATAGGGCCACCGTCGACCTGTACGACCCGACCGGCGTCACCCATCTGGCGACGTTGGCCAACGCCCGCAAGGTGACCTGGCAGGACGAGCTGTCCAAGGTGGGCTCGGGCAGTTTCGAGGTGCCGCTGGCCGACGCCGCGCTGATCGCCGACCGGTGCATCGCCAAGTTCAGCCTGTGGGGCGCGGTGCGCTACGCGGTGCGGATCGTCAAAGAGGCGTGCGTGCTGTCCGTGGACGGCATCACCTGGCTGCGGTTCGAGGACCAGCCGGGCCTGCTCAGCCTGCTCGGCGATGCCGTGGTGCTGCCGGAGTTCGGCCTCAAGCGCCGGTCTCGCTCGCAGCGCAACTTCGGCTTCATGAGCCTGGACGGGCCATGGCGGGTCAGCAGCGAATGGGTCACCCCGCTGGGCAACTCGTGGACCGCCGACGTGCCCCGGGCCGGCTACCCGCCCGCGCTCAAGCCGAGCAACCCGTCCTGGATCGCGGCCTCCCCCGGCCCGAGCACGGCGGTGGCGCCGGGCACGGTGAACTATTTCCGGCGCACCTTCACCGTGGCCGTGCCGACCTATATCAACATCATGGCGACCGGTGACAACTTCCTCACGCTGTACCTGGACGGCGACGAGGTGATCAGCCCGAACCCGGATCACCCTTACGGCTGGCGGGACTCCTCCAGCCTGTCGGTTGTCTTATCAGCGGGCACCCACCAGTTGGCGGCCAAGGTGGAGAACGCCGACAACACCGACGGTAGCAACAGCCCGCTGGCGTTCATCTGCACGGTGCAGACCCTGAACACCTCAGGGGTGGCGACCGGCACCCTGCTCAAGTCCGACACCGCCAATTGGACCGCGCACGGCAACACCCCAGAGCCCGGCTGGGCACGGGCGCAGGTGCTCTACCAGGTGATCGCCGAGGCCCGAGCGCGGGGCGTTTGGGGGCCGTCGCATCTGACCATCGGGTTCAGCGCCACCGCCGACTCCGACGGCAACGCCTGGACCGACCGGGGCCAGCAGGTGCTGTCGGTGGCCTCCCTTACGCTGGCCGAGGTCGCCACCCAGCTCGCCGAATCCAACCTCGACGTGTGGGTGAACCCGGCGACGATGACGCTGCGGGCCTACAAGCGCAAGGGCGCTGACCTGTCCGCCACGGTGCAGCTCAAGCTCGGCGCCGATGACGGCACCCTCAAGGCCTACGAGACCACCAAGGCGGTAGCCCGCCGCACCCGGGTGATCAGCCAGCTGTCGGACGGCAGCTGGACCACCACCGATGACGACCTGGGCATGGCCGCCGTGGGCCTGACCGAGACCGGCCTGTCCGTGGGCACCGCCTCCAGCGAGCAGACCGCCTACACCGCCGCGCTGGCCGTGCTCAAGGAGGCCGCCGCGCCGCTGATCTCCACCACGGGCGAGCCGACCACCCTGACCGGCGCCCGGCCCTACGTCGACTACAACCTCGGCGACACCATCACGGTGCCAGGGCATCGCGGTGTCGGCACGCTCAAGGCCCGGGTGCTGGCGATCACCGTGGACGCCAGCGGCGACACCGTGCGGGCCTGGCCGGAGCTGACCGAGGACCGCAGCGGCACTGTCGATGTCGACGTACCCCGCCGGCTGCCGCCCACCGCCGAGGAGCGGCTGCGGATGGCGATCGACCGGATGTCCAGTGGGGCCAGCAACATCCGGGCGAGCCTGCCGGTGCACATCCCGATCCCGACGCTGGCCGACGGCACCAGCTGGCTGGGCAGCATCCCCGACCTGTCCGGCCTGGGCGACGGCAACGTGCTCGGCTGGGACGCGGCCACCGGCACCTGGGGACCGGTCGGCGGCAGCGGCTCGATCGTGGTGGTCGCGCACGGCACCGACGGCACGGTGGCCCGCCCGGCCGGCGCGGCGGTGGTCTACTGGATCGGCACCGCGACTCCGGCCAACGGCCTCAACTACGACTTCTGGTTCAACGGCCCGCCGTGACCTGGGAGGTGTCGAGCAACTACTGGGCGCTGGTCGCCGACGTCGGCCCGTACACCGGGCCGTGGCCGCCGAATGCGCCCTGGCTGTTCCCCGCCGACGCGGGCGAGATCGACTTCTGGGTGGGCCTGCCCAACCCCGATGGCGTGGCCGCCGACTTCCTCGACTGGAGCTATCCCAGCCTGTACCGCTACGCCTACCGCTACCGCTCGGGCGGGTCCACCCGCACCGTGGGCCATTTCGGCTCGGTGGACGGGGCGACCGGCCCGGACGCGATGCCGACGGGCAGCCATCTGCTGGTGGTCTGGTACGACGTTGACTTTTCCGATCCGTCCTCGATGCCGACCCCCAGCGTGGAACCGCTGGCGCTGGTCCCATCCGGCTACGCCTCCGGCGGCACCGGCCCGGATCAGCCCTCCACCGGGGCCTGGTCGGAGTGGCAGGACACCGTAGACGTGGGCCTGCCCTGGTCCTGGGACGACTCGGTGAGCCGCAAGTTCATCTACAGCGAGGAAACGTCCGACACGGCAGCCGCCACCGCCGACGCCCAGGCTCACCTGCTGGCCGGTGACGGCACCCGCTACACCGGCACCGCCGGGATCGTGCACGCCGGGTTCGACATCAGCTACATGAACAGCGCGCCCGGTCCGCGCCGGGCCGAAGTGGTGCTCGGCCAGTGGGTGGGAAACCTCAACGTGGACCTGGCCAGTCCCAGCTTGCTGGACTACAACCCGCCGCTGCTCGCGGGCATGACCAAGGGCGTCGATTACGACACCCGGCCCGGCCATTACGACAATGATCTCGACGCCTACCTGGAGTACGAGCCCGGCGGCTGCACGTTCCTCAACTGGGACGACTGGACCGTGCCGCTGTCGATGCAGGAGTTCGCCCACGATCACACCGGGGCCAACACCGCCTGGGGAGACCACCACGGCACGGTGTTCCGGGTGGCCAAGCTGGCAGGCCTGGCGACCACCAACACCCCGCCGCCGTACATCGGGCAGAGCTACTGGCCCGCCTGGGGCGACGGCACCGAGCTGGCCCGGTTCAGCCGGGCACTGCCCTACGCGGTTGCCGGTGGCACCAGCACGGTGAACGTGACCATCCCGTTGTCGTCGGTACTGGACACCAGCTTTCACCTGGCGATCCAGCCCGACCACCTGGCACCGCTGGGTGGGTCGGAGCAGAACCCATTGGTCAGCTACGGCTGGACCAGCGGGTTCCTGCCGGACGCGCGGATCAGCATGAAGTTCCCGCCGTTGTTCGGCACCGGCTCGACCCCAGGACCAACCCTGCACTACCGCAGGCCGCGCTGGCGGTACTGGGCCTTGCCCACCGGCGCCTACGAACTCGAAACCATCGGCGAGCACTTCCGCTCAGTGCGGGGTGACGAGATCCGGCTCAGGTCCGCCGATCTGTGGGAACCGATTCTGCCTACCACGTAAGGGGGTCCGCGCATGGCCGACGAACCGCTACCCGCCGATGAGCCGTTGGATCTGTACCGAGGCGACACCCGGCTGTGGGAGCTGCACCTGGCCGACGACCCGATCCCGCCGGCCACCGTCGGGCTGCCGATCGACCTGACGGGCTATGAGTTCCTGGCCGAGATCCGCGCCAGCGCCGACCCGGACGCAGCCCTGATGGCCAGCTTCGCCATCGACGTGGTGGACGCGACCGGCGGCATCATCACCCGCACCCTCACCGCGACCGAGGCGGCCAAGCTGATCCCCGGCAGCGCCAAGCACGACCTGCAGCTCACCAACCCGGACGGCGATGTCCGCACCTGGGTTGCCGGGCGGGTCAAGGTCCGGGGAGACGTGAGCCACGCATGAGCACGGTCACCATCTATGACCTGTCCGGTGGCGGCACCTCGGCCGATGTCGTCGGCTCGACCCTGACGGTTATCGATGGCGGCACCGGCCCGCAGGGTCCGGCTGGGCCGACCGGGCCGCAAGGCCCGCAGGGGACCACGGGCGCGACCGGCTCAACGGGCGCTACCGGTCCGCAGGGGCCTGCCGGGCCTACCGGACCGGCCGGGGCGGATTCCACCGTCCCTGGACCAACTGGGCCGCAGGGCGACACCGGTCCGGCTGGTGCGCAAGGCGCGACCGGAGCTACCGGTCCGCAGGGTACGGCGGGCGCCGCCGGTGCAACGGGCGCTCAAGGTCCGCAGGGCGTCAAGGGCGACACCGGCGACACTGGTCCTGCTGGCGCTACCGGTGCGACCGGAGCCGTCGGGCCGCAAGGCCCCGCAGGCCCGACCGGAGCGACGGGTGCTCAGGGTCCGAAAGGCGATACCGGCGACACCGGCCCGGCGGGTGCTGCTGGAGCAACAGGTGCGACCGGCGCGACCGGAGCCCAAGGTCCGCAAGGGGCAACGGGCGCTACTGGCGCGCAAGGGCCGACCGGGCCAGCCGGTGCCGACTCGACGGTGCCAGGCCCGACCGGCCCGCAAGGCC